CCAGTGTTAAATGAAGATGAACGCCGAATAATACCATGAACTTCATATCCCTTTTCAAGAAGAAATTCAGCCAAATACGAACCGTCCTGCCCAGTAATACCTGTAATCAATGCTTTTGTCATGATGCAACCCTGCTAAAATTACGATGTTTTTCAAATCGAATAGTTGAACGAAACTTATCCTGAAGAATATCTCCTTTATGAGAAATTACAAACACATTTGCGTTTTCAAGTGTATGTATGAGTTTTAGAAACTCTTCACACCCGTTAGCATCAAGTGACGCGTCAAATACTTCATCGAGAATAAGAAGATTGGTTGATGCGCTATTCTTCATTCGTGCGACTGTTCTCCATGTAAACAATAGGGCTAAGTCAATTCTCATCTTTTCGCCCTCAGAGAAGGAATCATAGGTAAAATCATCACGATGCCTTGAAAGGATTTTCTCTTCAAATGTTTCATTTAGTTCAAACTTAACAAAGAAATCCATAGCAGCCAGATATTTGTTTACCAGGGCATTAATAACTGGAACATACTGCTTAATGATACGCGATTTGATGCCAGTATCGCGAAGAATAACAGACGCAATATCATGTGTCTCGCGAAGATTGGCAAGTTTCTGATGATTGTTATCTAAAATTTCTAGTTTGGTCTGAAGGTCTTCAATGATCGACTGGACTTCATCGCTCGTATTATTACTAAGATCACGAATTCGATCATTTAGTATTGAGATTTCACGCCGATCTGCTTTAATCTTTGAGTGTAGACTGTTAGAAATATTTTGTTGTTTGCTTTGTATGGTCTTCTGAATATCAACGATTTGATTTAGTCGTACCTGAACATTTAGTTGTTGTTGAGTTAGTTCTTGAAGAGCTTTCTCAATAGAATCGATTGTTTCTTGTTTTTCATATATCTTAGATTTTTTTATAGTTTCGTCTAATGATTGTGTACATGTTGGGCACACATCATTCTCTTGATAAAATGATATACTCTTCTTAGCATTGCGTTTTTTACTTTCTAATCCAGATTCAATTTTATCAATTTCAGATAACTTGTTGCTTACTTTGGCATAGTCGTCAATCTGAGCAAGGTATTCATTAATCTCGATTAGTTCCTGTTCAATCTGTTCCTCGATCATCTGTATTCTAGTTTTGGCAGAAGATATCAACGACATACTTTCGTTAATGATTTTATCATTATCGCGACTTACTCTGTCTTGGTTTTCTTTCTGAAGTTTGATCATATCTTTCGTAGCAGACATATCTTTATCGTTTAGCATATATTCTTCACGAGCTGCGGATATTCTACTTTTTAGTAGAGTGCTCATTGTAGAGAATATACGAATATCGAGAAGGTCCTCAATGACATCTCGCCGCGTACTAGCAGGCAACTGCATAAATGGAACAAATGATGACGATCCAAGAATTACAATCTGAGTGAATGATTTCATATTCATTCTGAGAATATTTCGCTCAAGAATTTCTTGATAATCCTTAGCCGCAGCCGTTTGATTTAGAAGTTCACCGTCCTGATAGATTTCAAATATAGTTGGCTTTATGCCTCGAACAATTTTATATTGTCTATTATATGATTTAAATTCAATCTCAACAACAACATCTCGCCCGTTAATCGAATTTATAAGTTGATCTTTTTTGATTTTTCTGAAGGCTTTACCATAAAGTCCAAAGCAAAGGGCATCCAGAATCGTGGACTTACCTGCGCCATTTTCTCCAACAATAAGTGTATTTGGTGACTTATCGAGTTTAATTTCGGTAAATACATTCCCCGTCGATAATAGATTCTTCCAACGAACAATCTGAAAATCAATCATACGGTATCTGTCTCCATGTTTATTGCTTCATTATATAATGACCGCATTAAGTTGTCAAGATCATTCTTGTTTACCTTGGATTCAACAATCTTTACATAATTAGTTAAAATAGTTATTGTGTCTTCTGCGTTATTGATAATGTCATCATCACTAAGTGTATCCATATTCTTATGGTCTTCTACGATGGTAACTTCAATGGGTTTAGCCTCATATATCTTACCTAGCCAAAGATCAAACCAATATGGGTTTGTCTTATTTTGAATAATAACTTTAACATATGAATCCTTGAGATTCGTGAAGTCTCGCGCAATAACTTCATCAAGTGCCATATTTTCATCGTCATACCAGACCTTATGAAACATTTTTAGTGGATTTGGTACTCGGGTGAACTCGCGTGTCTCTGTGTCAAATATATGAAAACCTTTAGGATCATCATAATCAATCCAAGTCATTTCATATGCGGTACCGAGATAATGAATATTACCAGTAGTCGTCTTGGTATGATAATGTCCAGATGCTACCACATCAAACTTATCAAATGGCGACTTATCATATCCATCATGTGATACCATTCCACGATGCATCTCGATGCCCTGAATTTCAAGATGACCAAAGAGAACCTGTGCTGACGTATTCGCGATTATGTCAAAACACTTTTCTCTATTGCCAGAATGAATCCAGGGCATCATCAGAATGTCGCACCCGTCAAATGATGTGACGCTGGGCTCTTTGTATACCGTAATATTTTTATATGAATCCAACAGAAGGTCTAAGGTATTTACTTCTGAAGTATTTCTATAATACATGGTATGATTGCCAACCAATGTATGCAGAACTATGTTATGTTTTTTCAGTTCTTCAAACCACATATCACGCGCGGCTTTAAGAGTCATAAGATTTACATATTTTCTGCGGTCAAACGTATCTCCAAGATCAATGACAGTAGTGATGTTGTGTTCTAGAAGGTATGGAATACAGACTTCGGAGTAGAATCTTCGATAGTATTCCACAAACTCAAGAGAGTCGCCTCTAACACCGAAATGTTGATCAGTTACTAATGCTATTTTCATAATGTAAATATACTACTTAACTATCGCGTTGTCAACCACTTTTCTCTTACGGTTTTTCTTGGACTCTTCAAACTCTTCCATGAAGCGAAGCATTTGCTCTTGGCTCCATTCACCATACTGAGCATCACTTTTATATATTCCAGTATCGTGGTCTTGAGAATCCGTGGTCATTCCATTCAGTTCTGCCATCTGTGTAGCAGCATGTTTGGTATACAGATATTTCTTTTCTTTTTGGATTCGACGAATAAACGCAAAGTATATGATCTGCGTAAAGTATGCAAATGGATTCTCAGACTTAGCTGGATCAAAATTATCAATGTATTGAAGGCAGTTTTCAATGCCATCACTGATCATTTCATCGCGAAATGTATAGTTCGAAAAGTTTGGTCTATATGCCAAATGAGTCGAAATCTTCATAATACAATCGCCAACATATGATGGTATGCGAGGAGGAGGCAGATTAGCCTCCTTAGCCTCAATGACTCCTTTTCTAAAATCGATCATAGCCGCTAAAAGTTGTTTGTTGTCCACATAATGTGCCGACTTTTTACGTTTTACTATTGACATTTCACATCTCCATTGGTATAATAAACATGTTGTTTGTGCAGATACTATATTAGTGTACGGTCCTGGATATATTCTCATTCATCATATAATCATCAATATCGTCATGAGCATCATCTTCCATAAAGTCATCCATTCTATCTGGTCTGGTGATAAAGTCTTGATAGAGTGTTTTGATTCTATCAGGTACTTCACTCATACAAACCACATTAAACTTACTAATCGTATATCTACATTCCATAAGACCTTTGATAGGTATCCATGGATAGAATCCACTAATCATTGTGTTGTTTACACCATCAACGATTGTTTTAATTGCGATTGGATTAGTGATGATGACATGATTTTTATCTTCGTCTGCCACAACCGCAATGATATCTTCTCCATTAAACATTTTTAAATAAACTATTTCTATTTCTTTCATCGGATTTATCGCTCCTTATGTCTATATTATGTAATTCGTATGGGAATGATTCCATATTATACATCGTAATGCGCTCTATAAGGTGGTTCATAGTATAGTTGTTTTTCTTATTGTGTATTAAATCATCTGCGATATCAAATAGTTTACAACCCTCTTTGTTTTCGTCTGTACGTAAGCCTCGACCAATAGATTGAAGTGTGCGCACTCTACTTTTAGTAGGACTTGCAAATATAATGTTGTTCAATCTTCTTATATTTATACCCGTAGAAAACACTCCATAGGACGCAACTATGATTGAATTGTTTGTTGTCTCAACTAGGGCTCTAATATCTTCACGAACTTTTGCTTCGACTTCACCAGACACAAAGAACACATTTTCGTGATTAGCCTTCTCTTTTATCATATCATGAAGAATGCGCCCATGTTTATCTACATACGCATATAGTAATAACGTATTACCAGTTAATGATAAAGCAAGATTTCTAATAAATCTATTTCGTGACTGACATGATATGATATATTCCAGTTCATCTTGATATGTTTTACCAACAAGCGATTTAGATGCTTCTTTATCATGTTTAAGTATTAGTATTTTAATTTTAAGTTCGGTTAATGCTCCACTACTGATGAGTGTCGATGTATCTACAACTTTTTCAATCTTACCAAATAACCCCTGCAACACCAATGAGTTGACCTCAGCACCATCAAGCGTTCCAGTCATGCCAAATCTATGCTCGGTATTATTCATCTTTGTCATAATAGAGATAAGACTTTTCGCTTTGAATAGGTGTGCTTCATCTCCCAGAACGACATCAAAATCCTCAAAGAACTCTGCGTTTTGTTCATATACAGATTGCCAAGTAGAAACAGTTATATTATTGCTCGTCGTCTTTTCTACACCAGCCATAACACCATGAATTTCTTTATCATATCCATACTGTTGAAAGTCCTTAATCATCTGCATAACGAGAGATACCGTAGGCACAACAATAAGTGTTTTGCCATTATAATATCTTGTGATGAGATATGCGATGAGAGATTTACCAGAGGCTGTAGGTGATATAAGAACACTTCTTTTATTTCTGACAGCAAGAGCAAAAGCACGAAGTTGATAATCGCGAGGAACAAACGGTAGATTCAATGTATTCACAAAAGATTTAGCTTCGGCTAATGACAACTCTTCGCCGATAAGTAAATCTGTTTTATCTTCTATTGTATAATCATTGTCCGAAGCGAACTGATGAACTGCGCTTGCAAGTCCAGCGAACAGTGTGTGCTTTCGTGAATCCAAAAGTCTAATCTTTCCATCCCACACTCGTCTTTTGAACGCAGGTGAAAACTTCGCATTGGGCACATCGAACGTAAACTGTTCGGACAATTCGCGTAGAATAGATGGTCCACATATTATACGAATATAACTGTTTGATATCTTTTCTATTACAATATCAACCACCTAATGTGAGCCTGCGCCAATCGATCATATTTTTTATAGCAAACCCACGTTTACCAATATGATCCATAATATCTCTTAGCACATCTACCTTTTCTTCTTGAATAGCAATCTTACTATCGAGTGTCGTCATTATGGGATCAGACTCGATATACATATTGGCTTCATTGCGAAGAATTTTAATAGGATTTGGTGTACGCCCAATTTCTTGTAAATCTTCGTCTGTAGCACTACCAAGAAAATATTCACGAAGTTTCAAAATCATTCGTTTTTTCTCAATGTATAAAGATCGAAGAATGGTGCGTTCATGACTTAACCATTCAATATACTTACCATGCATATTAATCAATCTAGTACTTTCTTGGTCTAGATTTAGGTCATCGAATTTTTGAGTGTCTTCTTTCCACGAGGCAATAATATCTACGATTTTCATTGTATGTGCCATTTTCCATCATTGTGTAAACATGCGCGACCAAAAAACCTATTTCCATTATTATCTAATATGGCATCTCCGTTGAACTGCCTACATTCGATAACTACTACTGGAGTAACATAAACTGGAGGAGGAATTATATAAACTGGTCTTGGCGGACTAGAATACATCCATACTGTAACACTATTATGAGAACGATGATGATGGTGGTG